GCTTGTACGCAGCGGTACAGTTTTCCTTTGTAAGAGCAAATCGCCTTGACCGCATAAGCTACCGGGTATGCCCATTCTGAAAACTGCTCGGCGTGTTCCGTGAGAGTCGCGTCGTCGAGCTGTTCTGTCTCTGCCATTTTCACGAAAACAAGACTCGCGAGCTCCGGAGCCCGTGCTTTTGCGAGGGCGGTCAGATTCGCCTCAGTCGTGTAGAACTCCCCAGCATGATAGAAGTAGAAGCCGGCGACAACTTCTGCGGGAACACTCTCGACCTCAACGAGAGTATGCCGGTCGCAGAGATACCCGACCTGCTGAGTAGGCCAGAAGGTGTTGGAGTCGTTCGAGTAAATCGCGTCGGCTTTGTCCTGCTCGCTGAGAACGACGACGCCGTTTGCCTGCTTGCGAACATAACAGGGGTGCTCGCAGATTTCGACAATGAGATTTGCCGAGTTTGTGATTAAGTACATAGCGCTTTCCTCCATTCGATTTTATTGTTCGGGTGGAATCCGAACAGTTTCTTAAAATATAGGTCCATGCGCTCGACGGCGTGGAAGCTGTTTCCTCGCTTCATGTGTCCGCGCCAGCTCTCATAGGCGCTGCAAATATCTGAGAGCGGAAATACACGCCGGACGAACTTGCCGGCGATTTTCACGACTCTGCCCTCGATATTCCAGCGCTTGAACTTCTTGAGCTTGCGCCGGATTTTCTTAATACTCTCAAAGCTCATTTTACGAAGGACCTTCCCGGTCTCCGTCAGCTTGAAGCGGATTTGCAGGAACTTGAAGCCCTCGCTGAGCTTCTTGATTTTCGTCTTCTTCGTATTAAGAATAATGCCGAGTGAATCGCAGACCTCTTTCATGCGAGTAAGACACTCTTTGAGGTATTCCTTGCTCGGGTGAATCAGATAGCCGTCGTCCATATATCTGGCGTAGCCTTTAATGCCGAGCTTTTCCTTGATGAAGTGGTCGAGCTTGTTCGGCAGCATAAGAGCGGCAGTCTGCGAGATTTGACTTCCGAGCCCGTAACCGATGGGCCCGAAATTATCGAGGCACTCGTTCGCGAGAGCCCTGATTCTCACGTCATGCACACGTTTTGCCAGCTCACGGCTGACCGGCCAATGCTGCGCGTTGGCGAAGTAGTTGGAGAAGTCAAAGAGAAGAACATAGCCCTCCCGCCCGTACTTCCTATAATGCCTTTGCAGGTGGCAGGAGAGGCGGTTGAGAGCGAAGTCGATTCCCTTGTTCTCGGTACTTGCGCCGTTGTCATAGATGAACGACGGTTTTAAGGTCGGGTTGATGACCTTATCGCAGAGCGTTCTCTGCACGACACGTTCGCTGATATGAATGCTCCTGATGTGCCGCATTTTTCCTCGGTCGTAGAGGTCGAACTCAATAAAACCTCGGCTCTTATACGTCCCGTCAAGAAGCGCGCGACGCGTTGCGGCCGTATTCGTTACGAGATTAAAGCGGTAAGTCTGCGTGGAGCTTTTCCAGCTAACGCCGCGGCAGCAGATATGCCCGGATTGATATAGGTTTTCATAAGAAAAGATGTCCTCAAAATCTCCGCAGGATTTGCTAAGAGCGAGGCGTCTTTCTTGCCGTTTCTTGACTCGCCTCTGATAGCGAGCCTCGTGTCTTTCTTCGCTTGTCATTAAAAATTGTCCCCTTCGTACAGTGTTGCAGGATTTCACGCGTAAAAGTAACTGCGTAGTAGTACCGCCCATGAAACACGGTCCGCGTAAACCGTGCCATGCAAGCAGCGTCCGAGCGACTACATCAAAGGAGTGTTTTAGCCAAAAGGCAGGGTACGAGTCATCCTTCCATAAAGGTGCTGATTTCGGCGGTTTCCCGCTTACTACGTCGGACCTGATTCCTTATGGAATCCGAAGCAAACGCCGTTGGTGTTGTTGGCGTTGTTATTGTTCGCGTTGCCGTTGCTGTTCACATTGCAGAAGTTGTTGGAGTTGCTCCCATTAGGAGAACGCTCCCACCACCAGTTCGCAGGACAAGACAACAGTATCATGACAGGACCCGTATATCGGTTAGGGCAGATTCTTGAATCGCTCTTTATCCGATTTCTTTACGCCGGAAATTAGCTTAGCCTCCTCACTGATGAGGGAAGCCCACTCCTCGAGAGAATTATCGAGCCAGCGCAGCTTTTCAGGATTTTGCTTGAGAAGGTCTGCCATAATTCCGAGCTGACCGATAAGCGCCTGAAGCGTGGCGTTTGCCTCGATAAGATGGTCCCGCCGAAGCTGAGCCTCGTGCTGATTTCCGGGAAAAACGCTGTTCGCCATTTTGACCTCATTGTAGACGGTATCGGCGAGAGCGCTTAGCTCCTGAGCGCCATAGAAGGTGTACCTCTTCGGCATTTTCAGGCAGCATTTTCTTGTATGCACGGCGAGCTTGCGCGCAGTCTCTACGAACTGGACCGAGCTGTCTCCTCGCAGTGCTTTATAAACTGACATAGTTAGCTTTTACCTCCTACCGGGGCCACAAGGGCCCCGGATTGACTAAAGATAGTAGATTAAACACAGAAGCCGAAGCAAACGCCGCCGGTGTTGCTGGCGCCGTAACCGTGCGCGTTGCCGTCGCTGTTCACACCGCAGAAGTAGCTGGAGCCGCTCCCATTAGGAGAACGCTCCCACCACCAGCTCGCAGACCCGGAGCCGTTGGAGAGGTATTTGATTCTGTTCGCGGCGGTAGCAAAGTAGCTGTACTGCGAGCCCTCACCGGCTTTCGAGTAGGTAGTCGAGCCGAAAATCTCAATTTCGGAGAAGAGGAAGAGCTTCATCGAGTTTGTGTTGATAGTCGAGCTCTGACTGCCTGCGGAGGTCTTCTTGTTAACGCTCTTGAGCACCGCCTGCAGGTCGGACGGCAGAGTCGGCAAAAGCGTGTTTTGCAGCCACGAGTACATTTCAGAGCCGGTAAAGCCACCGCTATTTGTATTCGAGGCATTCATTCGGCGCGTAGCTGCCATAAGGTTTTTCATGCCGAAGGTAATACCGGCTTTACCGCCGCTTGCGAGGTCGTCATGATTGAAGCCCATAATTACGAGCGTCAGGGTCTCGCTTCCGACCGTGATGTCCTTCGTATCGCCGACAGACCAAAGCTGAGAAGCCTTGCCCGCAGCAGACGCCTTAGCAATCTGCGCCCACGTGTTCTTAGAGAGCACGCTGTTGAAGAACAGACACTCGACGGAGTAGGTCTGCCCGGAGGTCGTGATTGCCACGCTCACGGGGTTGGTCGTCTCTCCGCTCTTTGTAGCGGTAACGGTATAGGTACCGGACGCGGTAATCGTCAGGGAGAGCACACCGCTTGAAGGCACCGTGCCGGAGAAGGTCTTCGTACCGTTCGTGGCGGTAACGACAGCGCCGGAGTCCGAAGTTACTTTTAGCGTCGCCGAGAAGTAGGAGAGCGAGATTTTGTACTGCTTCACATCGTCAACGACAACGCTCTCAGTCGCGGTCTGCCTGTCCTTTGTAGCCGTTACGACCCACGTACCGTACCCCGTCAGATTGAAGGTCACAGTGCCGGTACTCGTGGCGGTCAAGGTCTTAGAGCCGCATTTGCAGGTAACGGAGCTGCCGCTCGGAATTGTGGCGAGAATCTGGGGCGGCACGCCGACCGTGCCGAGCTGAGACTCGGGAATCTTGCCATCGCTTCCCAGAGTAGCCACACCGCCTGCTGCGCCTTTCTGAGAGGTAGGGATATAGCTGAGGGCGGGAATCTGCGCAACCGGGACCTTCTTATTCGCGTCAAGGGACGCAACGCCGTTCGCTGCGGCTTTCTGCGAAGTAGGGATATAGTCGAGCGAAGGAAGCTGCCCAGAAGGGACCTTGCCGTCAGAGCCCAGACTCGCAACGCCTCCCGCTGCGCCCTTTTGAGAAGTGGGGATATAGTCCATAGCGGGAAGCTGTCCCGAAGGGACTTTACCGTCAGCGCCGAGGCTTGCTACGCCTCCTGCCGCGCCTTTCTGCGAAGTCGGGATATAGGACAGACTCGGAAGCTGTTCCTCTTTCAGCTTGCCGGACTCGTCGAGGTCTGCCTTGTCCTTAAGTGCGGCGTCGATTTTATCCGCGTTCTCATTGAGGTCCGCAACGTCCGCGAAGTCTTCCGGCGCCGGCTTTTTCAGTTTGTAGTTGTCTGTGTAGGTAGCCATTAAGTAAGTACCTCCTCTTTCAAATCTTTCCACGTGAGCGGCTTGACCTCGCTCCATTTATAGGGCTTGACCTTAGCCCACGTGTTATAAAGAAGCTCTACCGTAAAGACCATGTTGTACGGCAAAATGCGCTCAAGCGTCTCGGAGATAATCATCTCCTGCTTCTTAACGCCGAGCGCGACTTTCACATTGACGGTAAAGGTCGCCGTCGTGATAGTCAAAATATAGCCTCCCGCTCCGCAGAGAGACTCAAGCAGAGCGGCGAGGCTTTTCCTTGTATACGGAATATTTTCATTGTACCGGCTGAGCAGCCGGAGCTTGCGGTCGTCAAGAGTATCAGTCGCAAAGGGCGTGATACCCAGCATTTTCTCTCTGCGGGCCACACCGTTCTCGGTGGCCTCGGAGATAAACTGGTCGTTCATGCAGTCCTCGCAGGCGTCCCAGATAGCTTGTACCTCCGGGGTCTCAGCCTCCATAATTGCCCGCATTTCCTGCACGTCTTTCAGCACATCGGGAAGATACTCTTTGAGGTCGATGGTCCTGATATTGTTGAAGTTACGCATTTGTGAACGCCCCCCTCACAGCGACCGCGTCCTTATCGAGCGTGAGATTTCCTGCCTGACCGTTCAGGGTCGTGCCGGAAATGTCGACGATACCGGCTAACGCGAGGAGTCTCGACTCGATTTGCGACACGCGGACAATCAGCCCAGCCTCTTTACTCCACGTCGAGTTGAGCTCGAGATAATAGGCGTCAAGAGCGCTTTGAATGTACGGAAGGCACTCGGTCAAGTTCCAGCCGGAGGCGAAAGTTAGGGTCGTAGAGATATTGACCGTAGTACCTGCTGCGCCGACGACCGTAACCTCATGGTCAATAGGGGCAAGACCGATACCGTCGCCGCTGTTCTGTGTCGGGTCGATGGTCGTCTGCACGGTATTGATAAGGGTATCGGAAGGCGGCTGGTAGTCGCTTCCAGTGATAACGAGCTTGACCGTTCCGGGACCTTTCCACGCACGGTAGGGCTTGCACCCGCCGACGCCGGGCAGAGCCTCGGTAACTTCGATATACTGCCCGCGGTTGAAGCCGTAGGACTGATTCTCAAAGCTGTTGAGGTAGCGCAGTCTCAGGGTCTCGGTTGCTTCTTCGTCTTCGCCGTTGATAACGATACTCGTCAACTCCGCGGTCGCAAGCCCCTCGATATACTCGATAGGGATAAGCTGACCGGTGTAGCCGTTCGGGTCCGCACCGGCGGTCTCGCAGGTAAGGTAATACTTGAGAGACTCGGTTTTCTCGGTCACGGTCCAGTTGTATTTATCGCAGGAGAAGCGAGTGCCGATAGGAATATCCATACTGAACTCGCCGATACCCACGGCGCAGGTTGCAGGCAGAGGCGTGATACCACGCTCCGCGCAGCGCATGATAAGGTAGTCTCTGCTCGCGGTGTCGGCAAAGGTCTCGTTGAGTACGGTATCGAGAGCCACGTAAATCATGGCACTCTCAAGGGAGTTTGGCGCAAGCGCATCGAAAATAATCGAGCCCTCGCGTTTGTCGAGGCTCGACGCTACTCGGGCAAGCTTCTCTTGAAGAATCGCCTCATAGGTTTTATCCTCATACATCGGTTTCCACCTCCAAATCGCCGAAAATGCTATGCACGGTAAAGGTTACGTGCACGGTCTTCTTTCCGGTCTCAAACTCGAAGCCGTCTACCGAGGTAATTCGGTCGTCCTGCAGTAGGGCCTCTGTAATGCAACGCTTAATCTCTGGAAGTGCGTACTCTTTCGGCTGGCCGATAAGCTCGACAAGCTCAACGCCGTAGTTCCACGAGTAAATGAGATAGGCGTATCGCTCCGTGCTGAGAATCAGATATATAGCCTGCCTCAGCGACTCGAGTTCGTCTACCATGCCGCGAATGCGCCCATGCTCAATATCCAGAGCGTAAGTAAGACTCGGCTGAGTCTCGACCTCAAGCGTCAGGAGGTCATTGTCTACTTTCGGTATCATGTAGGCGCCTCCACTCTGTCTATGATAATAAACTTCTGCCCGCCGTCGGTACGGAGAAGCAGCACTTGCTCGCCGGCTTTCAGACCGAGATGGACCTTGAAGGCCTTCTTGCCCTTATAGGCATGCTTGTGGCTCGCAAATGAAGCGTCTCCGCTTCCGCCCGCGGTGTTTTCGGTCTGATGGTCTACCGTCATATAAACGGTATAGTCCCGGACCGCGTTCGTCAAGATAAGCTGCGCTGCGGTGAGTTCGAGCTTCTGGTCGACCTGCACCTTGAGCGGTGATACGCTCGTCACCTTACCGAGAACGAAGGCGAAGGGCTTTGCGGCATTGACCGCCTCGAGCGCGGCGCGTTTTACGTTTTCTAAAAAGCCGTTCATATCAAGTGACAAATGTACCACCTCGCAATTTCAGGTCCATCAGGTGTTGCTCTTGCTTGAACTTGTGCGTCACCGATTCGACCAGTAGGTAGCTCTGGACGTTGATGTCTCCGAGCCCCAGCTTAACAATAACGGACGAGCCCGCCCGGACTCTCGTATCGCCGAGCGCGTCGGAGATAGAGAGCGAGCGGGTTTTTGTGTTGTAGAGCTTCAATAGAGCCTCTGCCTTTGCCGCACCGCTTGCGGAGAGCTCGACGGTATCGGTGTATTGCAGAAGGCCCCACTTGTTGATATTCGAGCTGTCCTTCGCAATGAAGATTTCGCGCTTGCCCGAATCCTTGTTCTCAAAGGTAATCTTGATTTGGTTGTAGGTCTGCTTGTCGATGGTGCTCGAATAGGAGTACTCGCCGATAGTGTCGGCGTCGATAAGCAGATTCAGCTTCATGCTCTCGATGTCCTGCAGCGTCAGCTTGCCGACTTTATCGTAGAGCACATAGAGCTTAGTTTTCGCTCGCAGCGTTTCATCAAGCGCATTCTGGGCAATGTCAAAGAGCGTAGTATTGTCCTCGGTCCTCGAGCCGATAACGTACCCCGTGTCCTCAAGAGTTCCCACGCTGAGGCCGAAGTCCTCAGCTATCATCTTGATAACGTCGCTCGCCTTCTTGTTTGAGTAGACATAGGTGTCCTTGTTCTTGAAGTAGCGGAGCTGGTCGTAGGCGGTAACCTCGATAACGTTCGGCGTGCGCCCCGAGCGGCTCTTTGTAAAGACAAAGCCGTAAAACATATCCGTTCCGTCAACGGACAGCTTTACGGCGTCTCCTTCCTGAAAAGACAAGACGGAATCCTTTACCACGGAAAACTTGAGCTTTCCGGGAGAGCCCTTGCGGTCCCACGAAAGGCTGATACCTTCCTCAACAATGGGGTAGAGAATCGTGCTGCCGCTCTGAATGATTAAATCTACTTTACTCATGGAATCGTCAACACCTGCCCCGGGTAAATAAGGTTAGGATTCTTTATCTTGCCCTTATTCGCGTTATAGATTTTTGTGTACTGCGCTCCGTTGCCGTAATACTTCTTAGCGATGTTCCAGAGGCAATCTCCCTTCTTTATGGTATAGGATTTTGTCGTAGGCTTGCTCGAGGTCTCGCGCTTTTTCTCTTCCTTGATGGTGGGCTTGTTCGCGGCCGCAGCCGGTTTCGTTACCGTGACGGTCTTCGTCGCGTAGTCGATATACTGCTTGAGCGTAACCGAAACGGTCACGTCAGGGCCTTTTGTGGCGTCCTCTGTGATGTTATAGCTCTCAAGGCTTACTTTCATATTCGTATCGAACAAAAGTCTCCCAGAGGGCGACACACGACTCACGATGAAGCGGAACGGAGTCTTACTTGTCATGTAGTTCTCGAAAATACCGAGGTAGTAGTCAGGTCTGCGGAAGGTACCCGCAAAAGAGTACTGCCCCAGCGTAGGGAGAACAACATCAAAGCTGATTTCGGTCAAGCCGGGAGAGCGCAAGAAGTTTATATCGCCCTCATTGACAAGGGTAAGCGTTTTGTTGTTCCCCTTGATTTTGGTCGTCAGCTTCTGCGGCGTAACCGGTAAAAGCAGACTTCCGAAGTAAAAGCTATACATTATTCATGCACCCCCTCAGCAGCGACCTCGAGCGCTTCCGCGAAGCCCTCGGTCAGAGTATTCAGCACGCCGTCAAGGTCCATATCGGAGTCAATGCGGTTAGTCATGCCGGTCATATCGATTTTGACCTCAGCGGTCGTGAAGCGGTTGATTGCTTCCTGCTCCGCAAGGTCTCTCATATACTTCAGGTCCTCGGTCGTTTCCTTCAAGGACGCGGCCGCGCTTCCCGCGCTGTCGTTAATGCCGGCGGTGTCCGCGCCGATACTGTCGAGAGCGGTCTGCTCTGCGGAGCTGTCAGCCGCGGCGTCGGCCTTTGCCTGTGCATAAGCGGCCTGCAAAGCGTCGACAGAAGAATTGAGCTCAGCTTTCAAAGAGTCGATATGCGCGTCTCTTCCGGCTTTCGCGCTCGCGAGCTCGCTCTCATACGCGGCAAGGTCTGCCGCGCGAGCGGACTTTGCAGCCTCGTTTTCTGCGGCCGCAGTCGTTGCAAAGGTCACATGCTCAATGGCGTCGATACTCACGCCGGGGATTCTATTCAGCACCCCGATGAACTTATTGATAATATCGATAGCGCCGTTAATCATGTTTTGGAGAATCGTCAGTACAGAGACCTTCATGTCCCCCATGAAGTTCGCGATTGCGACGCCGGCTTTCTGCCAGCAGAGCTTGAGCTTGTCTACGAGGTCAATGACCCAGTAGACGCCGGTAAAGAATGCGAGCTTGACCGCGTTCCAGCCCACGATAAGCGCGAGCTTGCAAATCTCCCACGCATTTTTAACGCCGCCGATAGACTGAATCCACCGATACATCGCTGCAACAAGTACGCCGATGATAAGGGCAATCCAGAGAATCGGATTCGAGAGAAGCGAAACAATAAGGGCCTGATTTGCCGCGACAGCCAGCCACTGGGCAGCGGCATGGACGACCCACGCAACGGCGAGAATGCCGACCGTAGTAGCCAGCCCCACGAGTACCGCGCTGACCATATCTGCATTCTCCGTGAGGAAGGCGACGATATTATTCAGCCACGAGACGATGGTCGTAAGGACCGGCAGAAGCTGCTCAGCCATAATGCCGGTAAACTCGAGCCAGCTCTCGGAGAGAAGCCGGGTCTGGTTGGCGTAGCTATCCTGCGTGCGGGCAAAGTCGCCTTGCGCGTCGGCGGTCGTGCTCATAAGGTAATTGTACCGAAGCATGACCTGCTCGGCCTGAGACATTTCGTTGTAGGCCGTCGTGATACCCTGCGAGAGTGCATAAGCCTCAAGGTTAGCGACTGACATGTTAATGCCGAGTTGCTTCAAGGGCTCCGTCTCGCCGGAGATACCGGAACGGATTTTCTCGAAGGCGGTCTCAAGGTCAAGGTTGTAGAACGACGCCATGTCGCCGGCGAGGCCGACCATATCTTTCGACATATCTACGATGGCGTCGCCCGCAAGACCGGAAGACTTGAGCATGGCACCGAGGGTACCGGCGTACCGCTTTGCGCTTACTTCGTTCATGCCGTAGGCGGCAAGACACTCTTTAGACCACGAGTTGATAGCCTCCGTAGCGCTTCCGAAAGTAACGTCGACGACGTTTTGGACTTCGGCAAGGTCGGAGGCATAGTCAATTCCGGTCTTGATAGTATCAAGCGCCTTGCGGGCAATCATTACAAGCCCGATAGCTTTCGCGAGACGGCTGAAGGCGTCAGTCGATTTATTCGTATGGTCTTCCAACTGGTCCAGCGCGGCGCTCGCTCTCGCGAACTCTTCGCGGGCCTCTTGAATGGAGGCGGTGTCGATAGCCCGTCCGGACGCGTCCTGCATAGCCTCAAAGCTATTAAGCACGATATTCATCGCCTTATTGATACTCTTGAGCGGGCCGGTCATGCCGTCCGTAAGTACGAGCTGCGACTTGATAAGGGCCATAGGCCTCCTCCTTTCCGGGAGTAGGCACCGAGGCTTGACCCGGCTTTACCTCAGTGCTTTTTCCCGTGTTTTGCTTTGGCAGCTTCTTTCTTCTCCTGCTCGACCTTTATATCGATAGCAGCGATAATGAACGCCTGCATATAAGGGTCCATGTCAAGGAAGACATTCGGCGGCCACTTGAACTTATGGAGACAGTAATAGACGTAGTTCGCCTCCGGGTCGTCTCCGAGTATTAGTTTTTTGCTTCTTCCACCATTTCGTCGCCGGACTGGAAGCCGTTGACCTGCAGGACCTTAGTGGAGTAGTCCTCGAACTCGGCGGGAGTCAGCATAGTGGTGATAAGCTGCTCCGCGCCCATAACGCCGTAACTCTGCTGGAGCTCGGCGTCGTTCAGATTCGGGAACACCGTGCAGCGGACGGCCACCTTCGCGAGGTAGGCGTTCGCGTCGAAGTCCTGCGTAAACTGGCCCTTGCGGCCGGGTACCGGGACGGTACGCATGCAGGCCTTTCTCAGACCAGCATTCTCCGCCGCGGTAATGCAGCAGATTTCCCACGGCATAGCCTCACCGGTATCGGGGTCGACGAAGCGGTCGGAAGCGATAAAGGTAACGTTGTCGATTTTCTTCGCGTTCTGAGCAAGGAACGCAGTCAGATTCTTAGCCATAGTAAAATACCTCCTGTTTTATGTTGGTTTACTGCATGCCGTTCAGCAAGCTAAAGGTCTCGGGCATTTCCCAGTCGTCGAAGGTGCCCTCGAGTTCCTCGTCGAGAGTCTCGGCGTCGGCGTCAAACTTCGCCAGAATGCCGCCCTTAGTGAGGCAGTTCTTCAAGATGATAGTCTGACGACCGACAGAAGCGGTCGGGTCTTCGTTCGCGACCTGAATATCGAACGTAGGCATAAAGCCGGTACGCTTATACTCGAGGAGCATTTTACGGAAAACGGACTGGTTGTAGTGGGCGGTGCCGCTCCACGTACCGGACCAGCCGGTCGGCTTGTTGCCCTTGCCGGACTTGCCGAGGATAGGCACCTCAGCCACGGAGATGTCCATTTTGGACTCGAAGGAATAGAGCTGCATGAAGCAGTATCTATTGCCGTCGGCCATCGTGACATACGCGGAAGCCTGAGAGCCCGCAATCGCGTCAAGCGCGTTCATAATAGGCTGAGCCATAATTCAAACCTCCTTACATGATGATAACGCTCATATAGAGCTGAGCCATAGCGTTCACGACGTTCAGGTCCTTCACAGTGCAAAGGACAGCCTTCTTCGTGTCGCCCTGTTCCACGGTTACGCTGTCGGGGTCGAAGTCCTCAATAGCGCGAATAGACTCGAGGTCCTGATGGAGCTTGCAAATATCGTTCCAGAGAGCGATTCTGCCCGCCGCATCGTTCGGCACGGTGCCGAGGTAGCGCGTGTTGAAGAGGACCGCCGTGTCGTTCGCAATCTGGTCGCAGACGCGGATAGTCTGATTCGACTTGAAGACGTCGCCCTTCGTGTCGGAGACAGTAATCAGGGAATCGATGTCCTCGAGAATGCGAACGTCACCGTTGACATTGTGGAACATCAAGCGACCGGCTTTAATTGCCGCCTCGAGCTCGGCCTGCGTTCTGTCTACGTCGACGGTGAGCTCGCCGTCATACTTCTTGTTCGTGTTGGACTTGTTCACGGCGCAGCCCGCAGACGCGCCGGTCATCCAGTACACGAGGCCATACTGACCGAGGCCAGAAATGCCGGAATCGTAGTCCGTCACCTTGCTGCCGATTTCGATAACGCCCTCATAGTCTGCGAGCTTCTCGTTGGAATCGAGGTTGAAGATAACGGTCTGGAACTTCGCGCCGACCTCGTCACGGAGGCGCTTTGTGTAGTTGATATACAGCTTGATAGTGGTCGAGTCGTCGGACGGGCAGCCGAGAGTATTGAAGCTGTAGCTTTCAAACTTATCGAGCGCTGCCTGATGAGCCGCAGCGTTTGCCGTGCCGTTCGTACCACCGGTGAGCGGGGTCTTCGCAGTCGCAGCGAGAGACGCAGTAGTCTTCCACGTTACGAAGTCGTTATCCTTGAGCGCGGTAGCCGCAGCCACGGTCTGCGTATCGAGGAGAGTCGTATCGTAGTAGAGGCTGACGTCAAAGAGGTCAGCATTATCAGCGTTCGCTGCGATAACCACATAGAGCTTGTTGCCGGCAATGCCGGAGTACTTTGCCGTGCAGTAAGTGCAGGCAGCCTTAGCACCTCCGCCGTTCAGGCGATAGGCGTAGAGGGTCTGCGTATACTGGAAGAGCTCGCGCAGAGGCAGCAACGCGTCGTCGGTGTACGCATGACCGAAAATCTTAAGGCTGTTCTTCTGGAAGTCGCCGCTCGTCACGGTAAAGACCGTACTGTCGGGACCCCAGTCCAGCATAAGAGGCATAGCCGCGTAACCTCTGTCGGAGAGAGTAGCGGACGCCTTAGCCACGCTGGAAAAGTTGATATACGTGCCGGGGAGTACCTTATTCTGTACTGCCCAGATTCCACCGCCAAGGGCCATATTATTTCACCTTGCCTTTCATAAAGTTTTCGATAGCGGTATCGACCTCTTCGAGGGTGTACCACTTACCATCTTCCAAAAGCGCGCCCAGAAGGTCGCGGCGCTTAGCGTAGCGCTGAGACCTCAAAAGCTGCTCTTTGGAGTGAGTAGGAGCGGCGGACTTTGCCGCCGCAGTAGCTTTCGCCATATCAGTTTCCTCCTTGTTCAATTTTAAGAGTTCCCATCTTGACCTCCTCGGCCGTCTTATACGTGAAGTGGTTATAGGAGACGAGGAAGTGAAGCACTCCGTCCGTCACCTGAAAACTCATATCCGTACCGCGCAGCTTATCGCCGCCGGGCAGGTCAATCACTTCAAGCACCTCGGTGAGGGTATCTGCCACGCCGTAGCAGTCCTCACGCCCGGACTTCGGAAAGTAGAGAACATCGAAACGAGGAAGACGTTTCTTGCGCTGAGCCGGGTAGTCCGCGACCTCGGCGTTAACCAAAAGCACAATAAAAGCAGGTTGCCGAAGCCCCTGCTTTACTGCGTTTGATTCGATATGACTACCGGGAAAAGCGGACCGCAGGGCCAGCGTGATTCCGTCTAAGATAATGTTTGTACTAATTTCCGCCATTGCAGACCTCCTTCAGCTTTCGGAGCACCATCTTCTCAAGCACAGACGGGGCAATTCGTTTCAGCTTTTCCTCGGAGATAGTCAGCATGTACCGACCCTCGACCCAGCCGCCACTTACGGTACGGTGACCGAACTCGACATACGAGGCATACTCGACCGGATTTATGATTTCGACCATATATATGTTCCCGGACTTCGTGACGGTCAGGGACTGCGCGTACTCGCGCCCGGCTTTGCCGTTCTTAGCGCCCCAGCCTCGGCGGAGAGTACCGCCTTTCTTGCCAGAGCCTTTCGGGTACTTGCCGACCGGGGTAGCCGGAATAACGAGAGCCAGAAGTCTTGCGGCAAGCTCTTTGCTGCAAGCCACGCAGAGGTTGTCTATCTCAGAGTCGCTCAGCTTTTCAAAGCCTTTCGCAAACTCCCTAAACTGAGAGAAGTCGCAGCGTCCCCAACGGGACATTAGGCGTACTCCTTGAACGGGACGAGCGGTATCTCCTGATGACAGCTATAGACCGCAGGCTCGCCGGACCTCGCATAGGCGGTAGTCCGGCCTTCCTGCGTTACGACTATCTTAGAGCCCGCAGGGATTTCCACAGTCTTCGAGACGAAGAGCTTGACCGACTGCTGAATCAGCGGCGCACTGTCCTGCTCGGTCGTGCTTGAGATACTTGAGAAGGACAAACGGCAGGGCTCCCCGTGGAGCTTCTGGACCTCCGTGGGCTCATCCCGGCCGTTTGCCTTATTTACCGCTGTCTCGAGGACATAAACGTCACAGAGGCCGTCCCAGAGCCTCCGTAGAGCGTTCTGATAGCTTTTCACCATACCAACCTCCTAAACGCCGCGATAAGCTCCGCGTCGGGGTTTACCATCTTCGCGAGCATTGTGTCGAACTGGTCCTCAAAGGAGCCGGTATCTGCAATCGCGAAGGTGACGGAGGTGTCGCCTTCAGAAATGCTCCTAGCCGGCGCGTTGAAGTCGTAGACCTCAGAGAGAGCGCCAGAAGCCTTCTTGTCTGTGAGGAACATGCCCGCAGCCATATCCGCCCAGACATAGAAAAGACCCTCCGGCACTTCGAGCTGATTCGTTCGCGCCTTTAGGGTCGTCTCGGCTTTCTTAATGTTATAATCAAGCGCCGCGCTGTCGGCCTCGGTCATGGTATAACCGAGGGCTGACAGTCGGGCGGTTACTGCCGCAAGTATCTCCATACTGCTCCTCCTTAGGCGATTTCGTACCAGCCCTTAGTCTTCGGGTTGTCGCCCTCGCCGGGAGTAACAGCAACATAGCCGTTGCCGACCTTCGCGTAGTAGGTCTTAGAAGCAGAAGCAGTCGTATCAGCGGAGACCGTCGCAGTGCCCTTGAAAATCTTGACGTCCTTTGTCTCGTCAGTGAGGGCGGGCAGATAGTACTTACGGGAGTAAATGCTGTTCTCACGGGTGTTCGGGTCGCGCTCCTGCTCAACCTCAGTGCCCTTTTTATTGAAGAGGGTAACCGCTTCCTTCGTCGCCATATAGACGGAGCCACTGACGGCGTCCTTCTTCGTGTAGATGTTCACGCCAGCAACAGTGCCGATATAGCCGTTCTTCGCGAAGGCCTCAACATACTGCAGAGTGTCCTTGAGTTCCTTACGGAGCTCGGCCACGTCAGCAGGAGAGACAAAGGCGAAGATAGTCACGCCCTCGAGGTCCTCGAGAGCGAGAACGGACTGCGCGTCGGCAAAAGCATCGAAGTTCAGCTTAGTTACAACGACAACCTGAGTCGCCTTTGCGAACTCGCCGTAAATGTCGGCGTTGACAGTGTTGAACATGTCGGTACCCATGTGCTTAGTGCCGACAGGGACGAGCTGCGGGTCGGTCATAGCCTGCTCATCGTAGTACTTGAATCTG